GCCAGGACTCCAGTGACGGCCAGGACGACCAGGACTCCGACGGCAGCCAGGGCCAGCAGGCCGGCCTTGACGACCAGGACTCCGGCGACGGCGGCGGTAGCCAAATCAATAGCGCCATAGAGAAGACGCTTCATGATTCTTTAGTGAATGCTACTGAGAAAGATAGCACCGAATGGTTTAAGGATCGCTTTCTGAATGTATTTGAGTATACTCAGGACTATGATCCGAACGATTACATAGTCAGCTATCAAAAGTATATTGACATTGTTCTAAAAAATGCGTATGAAGTTGATAATATAGTTAAGCAGCTTGGCGTAAATGCGCCCATCGTCGGTCTGTACAATGCGTCAAAAGTTATTCTCGATCATGCCAACATACAGAATGACTACAATAGCTTTATTTCGTCTGCCAATTCTGTAGTCGACCACATGATTCGCGTATATGAAACACATAAGGCAGCGCGCGAAAATGCTCGAATCAGACTTCATCGTAGTGGTGTGCTTAGCACTAAGAAACTTCACCTATACAAAATCGATGAAAACATCTTTCGTGTCAATGCACGTACACGCACTGCAAAGAACCACGGACTCGTAATGTTCGTAGATTTTTCCGGTTCAATGTACGGATCACTACCCGGTGTAGTTAAGCAAGTCGTGAATCTTGCTATGTTCTGTCGTCGAGCCAACATCAAGCATCGAATCTACACATTTAGCGACACCGTGCGCATAAACTCATTCAACGGCAGTGACGACTTAGTCACTGCGAATAGAATTTCCACTACTGATGGTAGAAAGCGCTGCGAAAACTTCATCGATTCTCGTCTGACGCTAACCGAACTGTTCTCAGATAGAATGTGCGCGAACGATTTCATAACCTTAGTTAAACTACTGTTCCTAAGGACTAATATATCATACACAACATTGGTACCACAGCAGCATCGTTTATCAAATATGCCGTCCCTGGGTGGCACTCCGTTAAATTCCGCAATCATTGTGGCGCGGAAGATCATTCGGCAAATGCGTGCCTCCGGCGTCGATGTGGTTAACGCCGTGTTCTTGACTGACGGTGAGGGTGATGCGCTGGACATCAGAAACATATTGATCGACAAGGAATATAATGACGCTGTCGACATACATGATGATAACATAATTAAAAATCCCGCTGCTCGTGATGGCTTAAGCCACAGCCGCGTCACTGAAGTGTTACTGAAACAACTTCGTTACGCAACCAACGCAAAGCTGATTAACTTTTTTGTGGTCGATAAGAGCAACATCAGGATATTCAATCGAAACGTTTGCGGTGCTGTAAAGATCACTAATGCTAATAGCGATACGAAGTGCTTGATCGGTAACAACGGTGTGTTTAGCGTCATCGATCACTTTGGATTCGACGAATGCCACTACGTGTCGCAATGTGTCATCGTTGACAAAATTACTGATAGGATTCCCGATCGCCACAATGCAGTCAATCTCAAGAGAGTTGGTTATGATTTTACTACTGCAGCGAAGTGGAAGAAGACAGTAAAAACTATCCTCAGTCGGTTCGTTGAGGTTATTTCGGTTGACAACTCACCCGACGTATAGTACTATATCAACAGCTGTCACACGGAGGCTATATCATGGCAATCTACACAGTCGACCAAAAGAATGTCTACATTGATCAGCTCAAGGCGAGCATCGACAGACGTCGTAGCACCGGTGGGACTTCTAGTGTGATGGAAGCTCAGCTAAATGAGGCCAAGCCCACCTGGGCATACGGCACTGTGCAGCGCTACCAAATCTTTGATGCGGGGCGCCGCGCCGGCCTCAAGGGTGTACCGTCGTTCATCTGGAAGAATCGCTGCGGTACGTCAATGTACTATTATGTGCCGAATAATCTCAACGACTTATCCGAGACGAAGAAGGCGGTGCGTCAGGCACGGGTGCGTCAGGCGCGGCCCGCGGCGATTCGCCCCGTCAATTTGCAGGTTCTCTCGCCGCCGGCCACTCCGACGGCAAACAACACTTCCGTATTCCAGGTCGACGCTGTGACCAACCACGGGTACGCGTACGTACCTCCAGTCGACAAGAACTACATTCGGGGTGTGAACTTTCCGCTCGTGCACACCGTGCTCGTTGGCGGTATCTTTTTTCCGATCTATATCTGCGGTATCAGCGGTAACGGCAAGACTGTCATGGTCGAGCAGGCGGCTGCGTACGCTGGAAAGCAGATGATTCGTGTTCAGATCAGCCGCGAGACCGACGAGGACGACCTGATCGGCGGGTTTCGGCTTGTCAACGGTGAGACGAAGTTCATCAAGGGCCCAGCGGTGCGCGCGATGGAGCTCGGCTGTCTGCTGTTGGTCGACGAAGCCGACCGCGGTGATCCGGCGAAGATCATGTGCCTTCAGGGAATCCTAGAAGGAAAAACGTATCACATCAAGAAGACTGGTGAGGTCGTCTATCCGCAACCTGGGTTTAACGTAATCGTAACCGCAAATACCAATGGGCGCAGCGGTGATGCTCGGTACGTGTCAGCATCAATTCTCGACGACGCGTGGCTCGAGCGTTTCCCCGTCACTATCAATCAAGAGTATCCATCGGAGAATGAGGAAACTCAGATACTGAAGCGCATTCTGGCTGCTAATAATAGCAATGGTGATATCAGCGACAACGATAATGAGGTAGCTAAGTCACTCGTGAAGTGGGCTAACGTCATTCGTCGGACGTATCGGGAACAAGCGATCGACGAGACGATTTCTACGAGACGGTTGATTCATATTTCGCGAGCGTACATGGCATTCGGCGACCTAACAAAGGCAGTCGAACTGTGTACGAATCGGTACGACACCGAGATTCGGAAGGGGTTCATGGACCTCTTTACGAAGATCGTAGATGTCCAACAGCCTAAGAACTCGGAGCCGGGAACGAATCCGAATCCAGTGGTCGAGGAGCCACAGGTCGAGCGCGACCCAGCTGCAATCACATGATCGACACGTCAGCGTTTGTGTTGCTGCAGTAGGCATAGAACACGCGTGGCAGCGTGCAGCGATCGGCGCCATGCCGATCGCAACTTAGGGCTCCTAAGGAGCCCTATTTTTTTTCTACGGCATATAAATAGGACGTACAGCATAGGAATATGGAGTTCTGAATGAACGTCGAGCTAACGATTCCGGTAGAGAAGCTTCGCAAAGGTAGTATATTCGTCGCCACCCCGATGTACGGGGGAATGTGTAGCGGTGGATTCTGTAAATCGGCGACTGAGCTAATGAACCGTTGTGATACGTACGGCCTACGTTTGCAGTTCTTTTTTATTTCCAACGAGTCATTGATTCAGCGGGCTAGAAATTATCTAGTCGATGAGTTTCTGCGCAGTGACTATACCCACCTCATGTTCATCGACTCGGATATCACATTCAATCCGGACGACGTGTTGTCGATGCTGACACTGTCTCTTCTGAAGAAGGAAGAGATGAACGTCATATGTGGTCCGTATCCCAAGAAGTGCATCTCGTGGGAGAAGATTGCGAGAGCTGTCAATAAGGGATATGCCGATGATAACCCACAGCAACTCGAGAGATTCGTCGGCGACTATGTCTTCAATCCGACTCAGGGCCAGACACACATTAACGTCGGCCAACCTGTAGAGGTTCTCGAAGGCGGAACCGGGTTCATGATGATACCGCGCCAGACGTTTGAGAAATTCGATTCAGCATATCCGGAACTGCGTTATAAACCGGATCATATCAGGACTGAACACTTCGACGGTAGTAGGGAGATCATGGCGTACTTTCATGTCGTCATTGACGACACTCGTCGGCTTCTCTCAGAAGACTACATGTTCTGTCAGTATGCGCGAAAGATTGGTATGAAGGTGTGGTTGTGCCCGTGGATGCGACTGCAGCACACTGGTACATTCACGTTCGGTGGTAGTCTGGTGGATCTCGCTATGATAGGCGCGGCAGCGACTGCTGATCCGGCTGCCATCGGTAAGGGAAGACACCTCACCGGTCGTTGACACGCGGCGCTATATGATGTATATTCAAACAATGACGACAACACACAAGGAGTACGTGGTTTGAAGTTGAGTAAGGAGACGGTAGAAGTTCTCGAGAACTTCTCGAAGATCAACAAGCAGTTCGCTGCGCCGGCAGGCAACGTCCTGAAGACGTTTCAAGGCAGTTCCAGTGGCGTAACGGTCGTTGGACAGTATGAGGCTGCCGAGCAGTTTCCGTACGACTTTGCTGTCAACGAACTCGACCGCCTTCTGAACGCGCTCAAGATGTTCGGCGATCCCGACGTTATGTTCCACGAGAAGTACCTCGTCATCAGTGGCGCCGGTGGAACCAATCTCCGGTATGTTTATGCGGACCCAAAGGTTGTCAAGCCATTCGCGAAGACGGTGAAGCTACCGTCTGTCGACGTAGTGTTTTCTCTACCAAAGGCTGCGTTTCAGGCGATGCACCGTGCCGCTGGAGTACTGTCATTCAACACTGTATCGTTCGACGGTGACGGTACTGCAGTGCACCTAGTCGTCGGTGATTTTCGTAGCGACTCGACCAACGCGTTTAAGTACCCATTAGGTACGACTGACAAGAAGTTTCAGACAGTCTTCTCGTTGGCTAACATCGGCGCTATCGTACCTGCTGACTATAGCGTCGAGGTGTGCTTCGGCGGCATTGCTCACTTTGCCACGAGTACCAATCTTCAGTACTGGGTTGGGGTCGACTCGAAGCTGTCGAAGTTCAATAAGTCTGAATGAACCCCTAGGAGATCCATTTCGTTATGTCAGACGATGACGTGCTGAGAAACCACCTCTGGGTCGAAAAATACAGGCCGAAGACGATCGCGGAGTGCGTGTTGCCGCAACAGCTCGCGACAACACTTCAGAAATTCGTCGACGACGGATTCGTTCCGAACATCCTCCTCTCTGGTCCACCTGGCGTAGGTAAGACTACCGTCGCACGTGCGATGCTGGAGCAGGTGGAGTCGGACTATCTCATCATCAACGGCTCTCTCTACGGCAACATCGACACGCTCAGGACAGACATCATGTCGTTCGCGAGCACGACGTCGCTTCGCGGTGCGAGAAAATACGTCATTCTCGACGAGGCCGACTACCTCAATCCCAACTCGACACAACCAGCCCTCCGCAACTTTATCGAGGAGTACTCAGCTAACTGCGGCTTCGTGTTCACCTGTAACTATAGAAATCGCATCATTCCGGCTCTGCATTCAAGATGTGCCGTCATCGAGTTCAAGATCGAGAAGATTGATAAAACTGCGATCGCAGTATCGTTTATGAACAGATTGTGCTACGTTCTCGACTCTGAGACCGTGACGTACGACAAGAAGGTGCTCGCTGAGCTTATTACGAAGCACTTTCCTGATTGGCGACGCGTCATCAACGAGTCGCAGCGGTATGCAGCATCTACCGGAAGGATCGACGAGGGGATACTCGGTCAGGTCAGGGACGTCGAGACGTCAGACCTTGTACGGTATCTTCGTGAGAAAAATTTCAGCGCAATGCGAAAGTGGTGTGCGCAGAATACGTCAGTCGACACGATTACTCTCTTTAGGCGGTTGTACGATCAATCATACGATGTACTGGAGTCGTCGTCTGTACCACAGTTCGTAGTGCTCCTCAACGAGCATCAGTATAAGGCAGCCTTCGTCGCTGATCAGGAGATCAATCTTGTCGCCTTTCTGACGAGTGTGATGGCGGACTGTAGGTTCAAGTCATGAGCGATCGGATATCTATATCTGTCGAACCGTTCGAGTTCGTTGGCGAGGACGCTGCGGCCAATACAGCTATCATGACGATGAAGCAGGAGGCTGAGCGCAGTCTTGTCGATAAGATCGTTGATGAACACGAGCGTCGCATGGCTGAAATCTCGCGTGAAGCTCTTTTGTATTGGCGGGTATAGCGTGCCATAAGCGTACCATCCGGGGTTCTTTTGTGACCACTTTTAACGGCGCGTCACTTCGTTCGAACTGGCGGTGGTGCACAGACTGCCAAGTGCTCCTGAGTCCCAGTGCACATTGACGGCATTCATCGCATGAACACTAAGCGCAATCCATTTGAGTTCTTCGACGCTATCAGTCAGACTAAAGTTGATCTGATTCGTGATGCCGAGGACCCCGAGGCAGCTGCACGGGAGTACAATCCGTTCTTGATGAACAGAGCGTTTTCGTACCATCAGGATACCTTGCTACTCGCTGCGATGGCGAGCTCGATGCACCATGTAGATAATGACTGGCAGTTTGCGTTTATGATAAATAGTGTACGAAGTCGAAGGCGCTTTACGAAATGGGAGAAGCGTCGCGATTACGCCGCCGTCGAGGCGGTATCAAAATACCTCGAGTGCAACAGACGCCGCGCCGCGGAGGTTCTGGGATTGTTCGGGGATGAGCATGTCGCGGTAATGACTGCGGCTATGAGTGCAGGTGGGGAAGATGTCACAACAAGAAAGTATCGTAGCGAACATGGTGGAAGTGTCTCTGGTGAAGCCGGAGGACTTCCTGAAAGTTCGGGAGACACTGACTCGGATAGGAGTGGCGTCGAAGAAGGACAGCACACTATATCAGTCATGTCACATTCTACACAAGAGGGGGCGGTACTACATCGTCCACTTCAAGGAGCTGTTCGCTCTCGACGGAAAGCCGACGAACATAAGCGACGAGGACGTCGCACGACGCAATAGAATCGCCACACTACTCGAGGAGTGGGGATTGCTGAAAATTTTGAATCCGGAGAAGTGCTCCGAGGTAGCGCCAATGTCTATGATCAAGGTCATTCCGTACAGAGATAAATCGGACTGGAGCCTGATGCCGAAGTATACTATCGGTAAGAAGCGCACCGAGTCCTCCGTCGTGTCTTCAGTGATTCAGGGCGCTGACGACGATGATTAGTAGTCACAAATAAATGTGATTGCTACTATTGACTGTAGCGCACAGTGTGATTATATTATAAAATGAGTTGGAACGTAGCCGATGATCGGGACGTTCTGCAACTCATCTCGCAGATTCTGGAGAACATCTAATGTTGTCACCTGTTAGTAATCTTCTCAGCCGCATCCCAGTAGACTTCACCCGTACACTGCTCGGGTTCGACGACCTCATGACGATGATGAATCGGACTGTAGTCGACGCCGCCGGCAATCTAATGTCGACGTACTCGAAGAACTTCCCGAGGTACAACGTCATCGACATTCCTAACGAAGGTTTCAGGATCGAGTTCGCCGTCGCCGGCTTCTCCAAGAATGATCTCGAGGTGTACTTGAAGGGAAAGCGAATCGTGGTAACCGGTAAAAAGGTTACCCCGGAATCGCCAGAGCGCAACATTAAGTACGTGCACCATGGGCTCACAGAGAAAAGCTTCGTCAAAGAGTTTCTCATCAGCACCGAGCCGCGTGAGATTCAGGCGCACTACGCCGACGGAATCCTCGCGGTCGTGGTCACCACGACACAGGTTAAAGAGCAGGCATCAAAAATCATCATCAACTGAGTCTAACTGCTTCATTATGGTGGGGTGAACTGAATCGAGGATCGCTACGATCCTCGATTCTCTCTGGAGACATATAGTGACTCCGATAACAGTCGATAATGACATTCTATTTGCTGCGCGTGTAGAGCTCCACACGCGAGTCGCGCATGGCCGGATTCCGTGGGTTTCAATCATCAACGATGCGTTCATGAAGTGGGGTGTGTGCGACTGTACAGTCGCTGCATCATTTTTAGCACAGACATCGTACGAATCGGCCGGTTACAAGGCTCTAGTTGAGAACCTCAATTACTCTGTGGCCGGATTGCTGCGAAGCTTTCCGAAGAAGTTTCCGACGAGAGAGAGCGCTGAAGCAGTCGCCGGCCATCCTGAGATGATTGCAGAAGTCATCTACGGTGGACGGATGGGTAACGGTCCAGCCGGAAGTGGCGATGGGTGGAAATTTCGCGGCCGAGGTCTCATCCAGATCACTGGGCGATCGAACTACTCGCGATACTTCAATGACTATATGCGTCACGACCAGGTGAACCTCGAGGATCATTCGATACTAGAGCAGCCGTTCTTTGCGGTCGACAGTGCATTATGGTTCTTCAACTATCGTCACTTACTCGACCCAGAGAAATCGAGTGACGTCGAGTACGTTACTCGTAGGATCAATGGCGGGTTGACTGGTCTCGAGGCGCGACGGCATCTATACAATAATGTCATAGCAGCGTTCGACGAGAGGACATCCGGATGATAAATACTACGAGAGCAACTGTGATTGGTAGGTGGCACATGAACGACAATCACTGGTTCAATTCCAAATGGCGACCAGCGATGGGCTGGCAGTATATGATCGTATGTGGGTTTGACTTTATCATAGCGCCGATTCTCTGGTCAGTCGTACAATCTCTATACAAAGGCAACATCACTGATCAGTGGGATCCTCTGACGCTACAGAGCGGTGGTCTATATCACATTGCGATGGGTGCGATTCTCGGCGTCACAGTGTGGAGTCGAGGACAGGAAAAGATCGCTATTATGAAGAATGGAGTATCGGAACAGAGCACCCCTAAGCGACGCTAAGTGGTTGAATGTTTAATTGGGTCAATGAGCTATTGACTCAATAAACTGCATGGTGTACCATATAATATGGCTGACTTCTATACGAACGCCTACGTAGCAGGCGATGCCGTTCTAGTTCGGGGTTACCTTAACGGAATCAGATATCAGACTCGAGAGAAGTACGAACCGAGTCTGTTCGTTCCTGATAGCAATGGTGACTGGGCGAACGTCCACGGAAAACGACTGAAGCAAGTGAACTTCGATGGCCCGCGCGCGGCCAAAGACTACGTTCGACAGTTTTCCGACGTTGATAACTTTGAGCTTCACGGCACTGATCGATTTGCCTACGCATATATCAATGAGCGTTGGCCCGATCAGGTACAGTACGACGTCGGTCTTATCCGTGTTCTGGCTCTAGACATTGAGGTCGATTCAACTAACGGCTTTGTTGAGCCAGAGGATCCGAAAAATCACATTACCGCAATCACCATGCACATGGGCCGTCGCGGCTATGTGTCGTATGGTCTTGGAGATTACAAACCGACCCGTACGGATGTGACCTATAGAAAATTCAAGAACGAGGAGGCCCTTCTCAGGGCAGTCGTTCTCGATTGGTCTGATTATGACCCCGACGTCGTCACTGGGTGGAACATTGAGGCATACGACATACCGTATCTGTTTGGTAGGGTCGAACGCATCCTAGGCGATGAATCTCTCAAGGTGTTTTCTCCGTGGCGTCGAGTTAGGAGGGTCAACGCTAATGTGCGTACGTTCGGTGGTCAGCTGGAACAGACGACTCGCTATGACGTCGGCGGCGTTGCTATTCTCGACTACATGGTGCTGCACAAAAAGTTTACGTACACCCAGCATGAGTCGTATGCACTCGACTACATAGCGCACGTTGAGATCGGCGAGAAGAAGCTCGACTACTCCGAGTTCGCTTCGCTTCACGACCTCTACAGGAGGGATCACCAAAAGTTCATCGAGTACAACATACGGGACGTCGAGCTGATCCTGCGCATCGAGGATAAGATGCGGCTACTCGAACTCGCATATGCACTAGCGTACGACGCGAAGGTCAATCTACAGGACGTATTCAGTCAAGTGCGGATGTGGGACGTCATCACCCACAACCACTTGTGGAAGAATAAGGTCGCCGTTAGGACTGCTGGCGGCGGCACTAAGTACAGCGCATTCGTCGGCGCGTACGTGAAGGAACCGCAGTGTGGCATGCACGACTGGGTGGTGTCGTTTGACCTCATTAGTCTATACCCACACTTGATCATGGGGTACAACATCTCGCCAGAGACAATCATACGTCAGGGTCGTATAGACATTGAAGACGTTGTGACGTTCATCGATAAAGTACCTATAGTTCCCGAAGGAATGTGTCTAGCACCGAACGGGGTGTACTTTTCAACGAAGAAGCAGGGGTTTCTCCCAGATATTATGGAGAGGATGTACACCGATCGCGCGCGGTATAAGTCGCTGATGATCGAGTCACAGAAAAAACTTGAAGCAACGACGGACCAAAATGTGCGGCGTATGCTTGAGAAGGATGTAGCGAAATATCGAAACTTTCAAGAAGCGAAGAAGCGTCAGCTCAATTCCGCGTACGGTGCGATGGGTAATCAGTACTTCAGGTTTTTCGACATCGATATGGCGACAGCTATTACGATGGGTGGGCAATTGGCTATCAGATGGGTCGTGAAGTGCTTGAATGAAAAGCTCAACGCGTCTATGGCTACTGTCGACTTCGACTATATCATAGCGTCAGATACTGACAGCATCTACGTCAACTTTGGTCCTCTCGTAGCAAAGATGAACATGAAGACTACTAAGGCGAAGGTCGACTTTCTCGACAAAGTGTCCAGAGAGTTTGTTCAGCCAGCGCTTGATGAGATATTCGTCGCTCTAGCGAAACGCATGGGATGCGCTGTTCAGAAGATGAGTATGAAGCGAGAGTGTATCGCTGAACGTGCTATATGGACAGCAAAGAAGAAGTACATTCTTAGCGTCTGGGATCTGGAGGGAGTGCGCTATGATAAACCGAAGATCAAGATCACTGGTATCGAGGCGGTAAAATCATCTACGCCAGCTGCGTGCCGTGTCGCCATCAAGCGTGCAATTGAGATCATCATGAACGCCGATCAGCGCACGCTCTGGGAGTTTGTAGATGAGTTTAATACGAAATTTAGATCGATGGAGTTTGAGGATGTAGCATTTCCAAGAAGTGTGCAAAACATTGAGAAGTTTGCTGCTAATCCTAAGGGTATACCGATACACGTTAGGGCCGCGCTGGCATACAATGACGAGCTTTGTAAGCATGGACTAGATAAGCGCTACCAAATCATTAGATCGGGTGATAAGATGAAATTTTGTTACATGACGCTCCCGAATAACGTTATGGCGGCCGGCCGCGTGCTTCCAAGAGAACTTGGGGTTCATACTCGCATCGATTGGGAAGTGCAGTTCGACAAGGCCTTCGTTGCACCAGTTCAGAACATTCTCGACCACATTGGGTGGACTGCAGTGAAAAAACCATCGCTGATGGACTTTATGTCTTAGTAGTATACGCGATGATGCGAATGTGTTATAATTGAAAATTACCGATAGGAGACTGAATCGATGAGTGACTTTTTTAGGCAGATCGTACGCAATATGAATGACGACACGACGTATGTTGCAGATGACTGTCTACACTCCTCGGAGTATACTGGGTGCATCAACACAGGAAGCTATATCCTTAATGCACTACTGAGCGGTAGCATTCATGGGGGCATCGCGAACAACAAGATCACTGCGTTCGCTGGTGAGTCGGCGACTGGTAAGACGTTTTTTGCACTAGGGCTCATTCACAGGTTCCTACACGATAATCAGAGCGGCGGCGTCGTGTACTATGACACCGAGACCGCTGTGACTCGACAGATGATGCTCGACAGGGGCATCGACACGCAGCGCGTCATTATCGTCGAGAAGAATACTGTTGAGGAGTTCCGAACTCATGTCTCCAAGCTGCTAGATCAGTATGTGGAGACACCAAAGAACTCTAGGCCGCCGATGCTGCTTGTGTTGGACAGCCTCGGTCAACTGTCAACCAAGAAGGAGGTCGGCGACATCAATGAGGGAAAGGATGCGCGCGATATGACTCGCGCGCAGTTGATCAGGGGTACGTTTAGAGCCTTATCCCTGAAGCTCGCCAAGGCACGCTGTCCAATGATTATCACCAACCACGTCTCCGATGCTATCGGTGCGTACGTGCCGACTAAGGTCATGGGTGGCGGTGGTGGGTTGAAGTATGCGGCGTCGCAGATCGTCTTCTTAAGTGCTAGAAACGAACGCGAGGGAACTGACGTCATTGGTAAGATCATTCACTGCAAGCTCGAGAAGAGCAGGTTTACTCGCGAGCGAAAGATCGTCGACGTGAAGTTGACGTACGATCATGGGCTCGATAGGTACTATGGTCTAGCCGACCTAGCTGTGAAGTACGGTATCTTTAAGAAGACTGGCAGCCGACTCGAGTTACCTGACGGCACGAAGCTGTTTGAGAAGTCAGTCATGCGCGAACCCGAGAAACATTTCACGGAGCAGGTGCTGAATTTGATCGAAGCTGCGGTGTCGACAGAGTTCAAGTATGGTTTAGTGGGGCATTCACAGGAAGTTGAGTCGGAGCAGGAGAATGGCAATGTCCAGGAAGTCATGGATGCCGACACTACTGAAAACGAATGAGAACGTCGGCGCGCCGCCGAAGTATCGAATGCTGCCGCGAGACAGTGAAATTGGCACAGCCCAGATCATGATCGACGATGAGGCCAGTCCGCTACACGGTCTTGTGTTTCACTTTACGCGCGTGCGAATCATCGAATCGAAGTCCGGCGGTGCTAAGGTTAGTATGGAATACGTCATTGACGACCCAGCCTCCGTAACGGATATAGATGCCGTCAAACTCGTAGTGCCAAAAATTTGGCACAACATCATGCGAGTCACTGGAGTAGTCGCAGAATGAGCGTCTCGTCGATGATACTGCGAAACCTCGTCCATAACGAGGAGTATTTTCGCAGAGTGGCGCCGTATGTTAATTCTAGCTACTTCGAGACTCCGTACGAGCGGCTCGTTCACGAGATGTTTACTGAGTTCGTTATGAAGTATAACTCCAGGCCGTCGATCGAGGCTATGGAGATATGTCTGGCCGACAGACGCGGGGTACCCGAAAAAGACTATGAGAGGACGGCGGAGCTGCTCGTTGATATGCAGACGCCGCCAGAGAAGGTCGATGTACAGTGGGCAATCGATCAAACAGAACAGTTCTGTAAGGATCGATCGATCTACAATGCAGTCATGGAGGCTATCGAGATCATCGATGGTCGTAGCAAGAAGTCGTTGACTACTGGCGCTATACCACAGATTCTTCAGGACGCACTCGCAGTATCGTTCGATCCAAACGTTGGTCATAACTACATTGAAGATAGCGATAAGCGGTTCGAGTTTTATAATACCGTCGAGGAGAGACTTCCATTAGACGTTGCTATGATGAACGAAATCACAGGTGGCGGTCTTCCGAAGAAGACGTTGAATCTCCTGATGGCTGGAATCGGTGTTGGTAAAACTCTATCGATGTGCTCGTGGGCTGCAACCCACATGATGATGGGTAAGAACGTACTGTATGTCACCGCTGAGATGGCGGAGGAGCGCATCGCTGAGCGTATCGATGCAAATCTACTCGATACACCGATCAATGAGTTGAAGTCGTTGACCGCAATTGACTACGCACGCCGCGTGGCGCGCGTGCGCGCAAAGACCATTGGTAAAATGATCATCAAAGAATATCCGACGGCGTCAGTCCACAGTGGCCATCTCAGGTACCTGCTCAACGAACTGAACCTAAAGAAGGGATTCGTTCCCGACATCATATACATTGACTATCTGAACATCTGTGCTAGCTCACGCGTTAAGCCCGGATCGAACATCGGTATGTATCAGTACGTCAAGGCAATCGCAGAGGAACTTCGCGGACTTGCCGTTGAGTACAACGTGCCGATCGTAACGGCGACGCAGTTCAATCGCATTGGATACGATAGTAGCGATCCCGACATGACGGATACTGCAGAATCCTTTGGTCTTCCGGCGACGGCTGATTTTATTATAGCACTCGTGACGTCTGAGGAACTGGAGAAGCTAAACCAGATCATGGTGAAACAGCTAAAGAATCGCTACAGAGACGTTGCTGTCAGTAGAAAGTTTGTCGTTGGTATAGATAAGTCCAGAATGCGTTTGTACGATCTCGATGACGCTGCGCAGGCTGGTATCCAGCAGGATGACGTACCGGTGTACGATAAAACTACTGTCGGCAATCGACAGAAAAGAGACTTTAGCGGAATGCAAGTGTGATTGTGGTTTACACGCGGTTGCGTATGGTATAGTATTATGGTACAAGGATGGGTGGAGGGCGATGAGCGTAGTCGATAATAAAATTCGAGACATGTACGTCGTTGCCAATCTCGATGGTCGACCACTCGTGTCTAGGGCCGGGAATAGGACAGCCAATGAGACGTTGTATTTCAGGGCAAGCGCGGGAGTTCATTCGATGATTCGTAACATTGCCAGGCCGTCGACATGGGCGACGCTTGCCATGTCGTTCGCCTTGGCCGCA